TCTATTACAGCTAAACTAAAGGGTGCTAAATAATCATCAGGACACTCAAGGTATGGTCCTGAAGCTGTTAAGTCACCAACTTGGTTTTTTCTAAAATCATCTAATTGAACATTTTTAAATATACGTTCTTCTGTTGTTGTGATAAACGTAGGCAGGTTAGTAACAAAACTAGACTCTGTGCTTTCAAGGTAATCTTGTATAGCTGTTTTTAATGTTGTGTATGTAAAACTCATACGGATACCGTTAATTCACCCACACTACCTGTTAATGCAGACATATTGTACATAGAACCTATTGTATCACTATTTTGTGCCCACATGATAGGAGAACTTACACCATTACTGTCTTTAGGATTAGAAACTATAGCGTAACCTTGTCCTGTAGTTGGGGCAGATATAGTAGGTCTTGGTTGATATAGAGCCTCTGGGTCTGCTATATTGTGTGGCGGATCTAGTTGAGGAGATTTAGGTTCATAACATTCGCCACAAACTTTAAAGCCAGTCCATTCTTTTCTTAAGTCAAGATAAGGTATATCAAAACCACATCGGTCGCATATCGCTCGTGCGTACTTACCTTGAGCATAAGCCATTAATAAAATCTCCTAGCTGGAGTCAACATCAATGATGCTCTATTTCTATCCTCGTCTGCTGCTAGTTTAAAATCTTGTTCGTATTGTTGTTTTAGTAGCCCTGCTTTTTGAGGATTCTTTTTTAAAGCTATGTAGTAGGCTAACCCACTAACCATACAAGGCATAAACCTTGAAGGTACTTCAGGATTTTCTGCTGATGTACTTACATCGTCAATCCTTTGTATTCTGTAAGAAATTAATTGATAGTTATTAGTGTCTGGTGTTGGCCAGAGGTTTACTACAGGAGTAATTTGCCTATCAACAAAATACTGTGTAGGTCTTGCTTGAGTAGTTTTAGTAGGAATATTTAAAAATTCTTGCCTACCTATTCTATCTATTTCTATATCTAGAACTGGGCTTTTGCTAGTGTCTCTGATAACAGCTGACAATATATCAATATCGTATCCGTTTAGATTATAACTGGCTGTGCCTTTAGTTAAATCTAGAGTTTCTTGCTCTATAGTCCACAGATTAACGCCTCTATTAGCCCAATCTGCAAACATTATATTCATAGAACGTCTAGCAGTTCTAGCATCGTACCCTGTACGTTGTTCTAGTCCTGCTAGTTCGTAAGCCTCTTCTATAGTTTCAGCTATATCTAAGGCAAAAGTTTTAGTGCCTGAAAAAGCCATTTACTTAAAACTCTTTAAATAGAGTAAGTACTATAACGTACGAGTCCCCACTTGAGGCACCTGTAGTTGTTAGTAGTATATCTCCTGTTTTACCACTACCTGAAGTATTCCTGATCCCACCGAACTCTGTAAAATCTTCATCAGTTGTATAGTCTGAATTTAGATCCCAACAGATAGTATTAGTAGTAGCATCCCACAAAAGTTTGACACTCATACCAAAAGTTGAATAAACGATTTTAGCTAACCTTACACCAGTACATGTTGCCCCATCACTAGTTCTAGTTGCTAAACCACTTACATCAACTTTATTTACTGCTGCCTCGCCTGAACCATCGGATGTGTTGGTCAGCTGAATAACAACTGACCTATCACTATCTGACAGAGTGGTTGAAGTTACTGCGTCTGCCATATTAAACTCCTAAAATTAAGAACCAGAGAATGGTGTTACTAGGGTTCCTGAACCTAAAGTAATTCCTTCTACAACATACTTAGCAGCAGCAGCAGCGTGTACTTTAATAATACTTCCTGCTAATCCACCCTTAGTTGTACCATTCAAAGTAATAATATCATTAGCAGCACCAGAAATAAAAGTTTTACCTGTTGCGTCTGATACACCTGTATACAATCCACCAACAAACTTATCTGTTCCGTCTGTAATGATGGTCATACCAGTTGCTGCTGTTATAACTAAAAATGTAAAACTAGCTCCTAAGTTATTAAGTTGATTAGGGTCTGTAGGGTCACTGGGTGCAGTAGTGACAATTGAAGGTAACGTAAATGCACCGTCTGCATCATTACACAACAAAAGTTTACCTGCATGATCATCTACAGTTAGTGTTGTATTAGCTGTTAAGCTAACTACCGCAGTGTTACCTGCAGAAATAAAACCAGATAAAGATTTAACTGGTCCTGAAAAAGTTGATTTAGCCATTATTGTCTCCTAACTAAATATGTTGCCCCATCTTGGAGTAAGTCTGCCGAGTCAGTTGGTGCAACGAATTACCTCGGTTTATATTTATTGTAATGTAGTAATGAATAAAAAGAAAGGGGGACTATATAGTCCCCCTTAAATGACGTAAAAACGTCTACCCCGAAAGGATTAAGCTCCTGGTGAACCGTACATTCCACGCCAGTCACTAAAGCCGAAAGAATATCTTTCTCTTGCTTTGTATCTTACGTTTCCTGTTTCGAAGTCACCTTCCATGCCAGTTGACATAGGTGATCTTACGAAGTGTTTCATACCGTTAGGAGCATCAGTCTTGATGAAGAAAGCATCAGTATCTGTTAGATAATGGTTAACAACGTAACCTTCTGGGAACATTCCCATATTTTTCATTGCGTTGATGTCATTATCAGAAGTTGATACTCTTCCTGGAGTTTGAAGGACTCTCTCAGCTACAAATTGCAGTTGAGGAGGAACGATTAATTTTCTTGCTTGAACATTAATTTTAATTCCTCTCTCATCTTTAAACTGAGAAATATCGATCAAAGCATTCTCCAATGAAGTTTCATTCAAGTCTGCAGCAGTTGAAGGTTCATTTGACTGATCGCCACCTGTTAAAGTAGGGTGGTCAGTAGTCATTAAAGGTTTGCCGTCGCCTCCTGGGAAGGAAGTTGAGAAACCATTGTTAAGAACATTCGCAGCTTTTACCTGCTTGGTGTTAGCCATTGAACGTGCTAAAGCCCTTGTATATCTAGAAGATAGGCTATCGTAGAGGTTATCTTCGATTGCTTCTTCTGTCAATGAGAAAGCTAAAGCGACAGTTTCATGGGTGTAACGAGATGTGAAAGTTTCTTGAGCTGTATCATAACTAACTGAAGCACCTTCCCCTTTTACAGGAGCTTGTGCAAAGCCAGCTAACATTACTTCCTCTTCGAAAGCTCTGTCAGAATTCTCAGTATCAAAAATTTCCGCATGTTCGTTTTCATAACGATCGTACTCTAAACCAAAAAGTGCGTTCAATCCTGGTTCGAGTTCTTTTACTAGTTGAGCTCTATTAATTGCCATTTATATCACCTTTTAGTCGTTGCCGAATGTAGAAGCTGGGAATATGAATAAACCTCTAGCATATTGCCCAATTGAGTTGTCTGGTCTATCGACGAAGCCAACCTGTTTAGCAATACCACTAGCAGTAGTAGTAGTCACACCTTCTTTAGAACGGTTGTTGTTAGTATCACCTGCAGTTGTAGAGATAGTATGTACTTTACCGACGTCTGCTTGAGTAGGAGTACCTGTGTACTGTGCCTCATAGACTATATCGGGATCAGCATATACATATGCTTTAGCATCTGCAGAACCTAGTGTTGCGGTACCATCTGGCCATTTTCTGGACCAAACTGGAGTACCATCTGTTGCTGTGTATTGTACACCGTAAAACACACCTAGAGGAGCGTCGGTTGCACCACCTTGAAGAACGTAACCACTTGTCAATTTTACGACATCACCTGAAAAAATATCACCTGATGCCCCACTTGCGATTGCGAACTCTGAAGGTCTAATAGTGCCACCACTCATATGGTATGCTGGTGTAAATCCGTTAGGATCATTTACATTAGCCATTTATATCACCTTTATTGTTAATATAAGTTCAAAATATAGTTCTAAAGTACTAGCCTTTAGAACCTCCGCTTCCAAAAGTAACCTTAGATGACCTAGACGGATTGTCTATAGGCATAATAGGGTTACTCTCTCGCATAAGATTATTGTCCACTGCATCCATCTGATCGTTAGCAAGTCTGGCGTAATATTGCCTTCTTTCTTCGATCGTCTCGATTGGCATCTTAGCGAGGATTAAGCCACCAACTCCTATGACTCCAGCGTGTTTACCTTCATCAAGGGATGGTGCTTCAAAATCAGGATGGTCTTTAGCCATTACTGGCTCCCAACCTTCACGAATACGTTTAGACATATTCGCTTGATCTTGTTGCCCAACCATTGACTCACGTATCCATCTGTATACATAGCCCTCTGGTGGATTGGGTGCGTCTAATAAAGACGGTGGACTCCATGGTTTACGTCGTGAAGTTTTTTCTCGACTTTCTGCAGATCTGGAGGTTCGATCTGTGTTAGTAGTTTCGTTATTTTTATCTACCATTTTCTACTCCTTAACATGCTTAGCATATTCTTCTAGTGGCACACCTAATCTTTTTGCTATTGCTACTTGACTCGGTGTGAGTTGTACTTTTCTACGTGAACGTGTTCTTGCTGTTGTAGA